ATGCAGGGAGGGGGTGCAATTTCAGCAACCCCCCCTTATGCTTTTCACGACTGTGCGGTGTGTTTATGAAGACAATTCCGCTGTCTCAAACGTTTTTGTTACTTTTTTGTAACGATTCATGAAATCATATTTGATAATTTCGTCGATTGCTCTTTCATTTTCGATAGCTTTTTCCTGATCTGTCATATCATCTGAAATGTTTGCTATTCTACCCACATAAGAGCATGTGTTGTATCCTTTTTCGGTATCAAACAGAAACCAAGAAACGAACTGTTCAAACGGATCAAAAGGATTGTCAAACGTTGTCAACATACATTCATGTTCCATTGTTAATTCGCTCCTTTCAAGTACTTAGAAACTGTTGATGTTGAGATACCAAACTTATCAGCAATCTGTTGAATTGTGTAAGAAGAAGACAAAGCTTTGATTTGTGCAATCTTTGCTGATGACAAGGTAGACTTAGTGCGAGGTGTGGCTCTTTCTCTAAGGTTGTCCACATCAGTGTTCTCAAGGATCTTCTTAAGAACGTTCTCACTAATAGCACCTTTTTGAATAGCTTCCCATTCTCTGTCAGTAATCTTGATAGATCTGTCGCTTCTTTTAATAGAACCAACTTCCTGTCTATATTTAGTAACAGCCTGCTGACTGGCCTTCTTTATCTCATCCTTTGTAAGCTCTTTACCAGAAGCCTTAGCATTCTGCTTTTTAGCATTGACTTCAGCAGTAGTCTTAAGCTGAGCCATTCTTTCACGAGGCGCATTAAGTAATGCGTTATCAAGCTTCTTCTTAAGAGACTTTACTTCTGGTTCATATTCTGCTTTAGCTGTTTTAGAGTATGCTATCTTACCTGTATTAACCATCTCAAGACGAGACTGATTAGCCAGGGACTTCATTTTATTAGCATACTCCGCATAGGCTCTTTCCATAGGGGTATCTGCATCAGAGATAAGAGTTCTAGCATCGCTAGTCTCTGCCATGCGGGTACTCTTCTGGGTACGTTGCTTTGTAACTTTAGTCACCTCACCTGTACGACGGTTCACCTTAGATACCTGGTATTCCAGATCATCGGCAGTCTTATAGACTAGTGATCCCTCTGGTTTAGTGGGGTCATATAGCGGATCACCCTTGATGTTTATATGTGGAGTGCCTTGTCTTTTGAGCACTGGCGTCTCGCCCTTACTTCTGGAGATGAGGGTTGATGCACCACCGCCATTCTGGTACTTCTTCTTGAGGGCGGAGATATTGTTATCGATCTCGCTCTGCTTGTAGTTAAGCTTATGCTTCTCTGCATCAATGACTACCATGCTATGACGAACAGCTGCCGCGAGCTCATCTTGGGTTGCTCCTTTAAGAGTCATGTCCGTGATAAGATTAGAGATCTTTCCCATCTCCGTCTGAGTGTTTCTCATTATACGAGCCTTGCCAGACGTGATGTCATCGTATGAATACGCATAGTCTTTGGAGTCAAATCCTTCAAGACCTTTAAGAGGAGGAGTAGAAGTAATCTTTACCTTGCCTGCTCTGTCGTGTGTTGGGATACACATAACTGTATCACCATCAAAGTCTGCACCTGACAATCTCTCTGCTACTTTACTGTTGATACCAACAGCATCAATGGATGTCTTACCAATTGTCTTAGCGCCATCAGCATTCTTATTATTAACAGTAAGTATAGGTATCTCAAATGTTCCACCATGGGGATAACGAATCAACGCAAGCTTTGATCCATCCTTGTAACCAGGAGCATACACTTCATTCTCTTTAAGAGATGTGATTGGGAGTATTACATGATACTTTTGACCAGGCAATGCTGCTGCCTGAAGATGTACGGCTGCTGAATCGCACTCATCCGCAAACTTACTAAGTAGATGTTTCTTTACGGTTGGATTGGTTAGTGAACAAAGCTCATCATACTCAGCCTGCTTGTCTGCAATAGCTATACCAAGCTGCTTCTTGGCCATTTGTAATGACTGTTTGGATAGGAACTGAGATGGCAAAGCATCCTTCCACTCAGTCCAGTCTCCTTCATCAGATCTTTTATTAATAAGACCAAGCTTCTTGTTAGGATTACTATCACTTCCGGAGACTCGCTTTCCTGTTTTAGGATCATACCAATACTGTCCACCCAACTCGGCATCTTTGATCGCTGATCCGAATGGGTTATCGGGATCATCTTTTATTCTTTTCAGAACGGTATTATCCTTTGGGCCAAGAGCTGGCGTACCTTTCTTCTTGTTGGTATTGAATATAACATCAACACCATCTGGCATATCATCAGAATATACAGCCATACCTTTGAGATAGTGTGTACCATCTACAAGAATACGAACCTGAGAATATCTTGATTCGCCAAGAGATAGATCAGGTACATTTCTTCTCAACTCAATAACTCCATCTTTCTCAATTCCGCCATCTTCCTTATAGCGAATCATGAGTCTTTTAGAGTCCATTGATGATGGATATGTGAACTTCTTTTCGAATGTTTCTCCACCATCACGAGTGATATAGTCATTAAGGCTATGAACATTCTCATAGTTATAAATATCCTTGTGCTGAGTTCCTGGAGGGCAAGCAACCTTAATGGTTGTCATTTGATTGCTGTTTGTTGCCTGAGGTACTCTACCTCCGTAAACAGAATATCCTTCTGCTTCGAGAATAGCTAAAGCCTGATTAAGCTTCTCTTTTGAAATGTTGAGTTCTTTTTCAACGCCAGTACCAACATCAACCATACCCTTCTTATCAATCTGATCTTTGATGAAACTAGCAGTTTCTCTTGCTGCTTTCATACGAGCTTCAGACTTCTGATTAAGAAGAGATCTTACTGTGGATTCAGGAAGACCCATCTTCTTACCGATTTCAGTAGCGCCAAGACCATCCTCTTTCAAAGATTTAGCCATGTTAACCTGGTACATTCTTCTCTCGTCTTTTGCGAGGGCTTTCTGAGTACGATACTGAGTGGTAGTAAGGCCAAAAGCACTCTTAATATTTTCAGGGGTTTCGGTCCAACCGTCTTTTTTGAGAGCGTCAATACGAGATATAAAATCCTCGCCATGCTGATATGGATTATCTCCAGATCCCCAAGGGTATCGACCTGATCTACGAGGCATACCATAATGCGCAAGTTTTGGCTCGTCATCCGAGCATCCTAAATATGATTTAAGTTCTTCTGCTACCGGATTCACGGTTACCCCTCCTTACGTTCGATAGTCTCAAACAAATTATCGAGATGAACTATCTGATCCATGATCGGAAGAATATCTTCTGCTGTTGGATTGTGATAGAGAATCTCGTCATTCTGATAGATTCTTAACTCCATATGTATGTCTTGCGGTTTAATCTTGTATTCCAAACAGAAAAGAGCCGCATAAATTTCAAGCTGCTCCATATGTACTGGTGTTTTGCCAGTTTTAAGATCGTGGATTCTGAGAGTATTATCTCTAAAAGAAATAGCATCCGCAGTTCCAAAGAATCTTGTGGAATAAAATAAAACAACCTCGGTATTCATCTTGAAACCTATTGCATCGTTTACATATGCGGATAGGGTTTTCTTAGACTTAGGTTGCTTAATACCAAGATCAATTGTTTCTTTAGCCCAGGCATGTAATCTCGTACCCATGGCTGCTGCTTTCATGTTCTGTAGAACGTCAAGTGCCTTTTCATCGGTATATATAATCCAGCTAGCTTTGCTTGGACTAAAAGGAGCATGAAGTCCTTCTAGTTTTGAATGATCATTGAATATCATTTGTTAACAGCCTCCTCGCCCTGAGTACAAAAATGTGCCTGAAGATCATTGAGCACTTCTTTTTTGTTCTCAGGATATATAAATCGGCTAAAGGACATATGATCCATTTTATCGACATAATAATCCTGGTTTGGCTGATGCTTGGCACCAGCCTTCTTTTTGCATTCGAGAGTTGCCCACCTGTCTTTGACAAACACCGTTAGATCCGGGATACCCTGTATGTAACTCGAATCATTCTTCACAACAATTGCATTAGGAAATATAGTTTTAATCTCTTTGATGAGATTTGCCTGAAACTTGTTTTCCAGCATGACGTAAACACTCCTTTCAAAAAATAAATCAAAAGCTAAAAGCGACCGCATAAAATATGCATATTCGCTTCTTCTCTTCATAACAGTCAATGTTTTTTTCGCGAATCCTAAAATATGCTTAAAAATCTAAAATGAGCAAAAAAGAAAAGAGAGTGCAGATTTCGCTAACACTCTCCTTCTCTTAAAATATGTAATTAATTGATACGTCCGCCCAAATATGCAATTCTATCGATAGACACATTCAATGCATATGATATGTTTATAACTGTCTTCATTGACGGCATTAAGTTACCATTTAACAGTCTACTGACTGCTGCTTCTGATATATACAGTTCATCAGCCAATTCCCTTTGTGTTACATTTTTCTCATTCATAAGTTGTCTAACTCTGAATCTAAAACCACAAAGCCATTCTTCCCTCTTCATTTGATCATCTCCTTTACAAACATAGAGCTCAGTGAACCGTGTCGCCAAAGTCTATAAGCTCATCAATACTCATGCTAAGCTCGTATGCCATATTAACAATGACTTCCATTGTAGGTATCTGCTTCTTATTGATGTAGTTACTTATTGTGGCTTCGGACAAATCAAGAACTTGAGCAAGCTCTCTTCTTGACATGTTTTGTTCTTTGAGGATATCTCGTAGGTTGTCCCCGAAAATATCCATCCACTCTACCTCTGACATTTGTTTCATCTCCTTTGAAGTGAAAATATAAAAGTTTACTAATACTAAACCGCTTAACCTATACTTAAGGGGGCCTATTATTAATATATATTTTTTATATTTTTTATCATATTAATAGGGGTAATTAAGTATATGTTAAGTAAAAAATAAAAAGCCCGCAAAGCACGTATTTACGCGGTTTCCGAGACCCCTTTAAAAACGCAAAACTTAACATATACTAAATCGGGTCAAAAATTAACTAATACTAAAGCATCCAATTTACTGATGGTTAAGTAAAAAATAAGTACCTGTTCAGTATTAGTTAACTTTCAAATCACCTGAATTAAGTATTAGTTAACTTTCAAATCACCTGAATTAAGTATTAGTTAACTCAAAACCCTCACGTTTTATGCATCTTCAACACCTTTGGCCTCACCGATTTCCTCGTTCTCAGCTCGCTTTTCATACGATTCACACGTATCGCAAGACAAAACCAAGCACTTTTTAACCATACATTTCAGGTCACCCCAATCGTCCACAAGCGCTGAATGCTTACAAGATGCACATCTCTTTTCAAAAATTTTTATCCTTCTCATCAAATATCACTCCTTTACAATAGATGGATTTGTCTGACTAACGACCCATTCGGATCCTTTAAGTCCATCAAACTGTTTCTTAGCTGCACGAACAGCATTACCTTTTCTGGTATAAGAATCAATGTAAACACCAGCACCAGTTTGTGTACCAGCATCGTTAAAAGTTTTAAACCAGATCTTCCACTTCATCTCGTTCATCGAATATTCTTCCTTTCTTTACCCTCATAGTCCTTAGCAAAGTTCATGCTTTCGCGATACATGGCATTCATTATTTTTTTCTTTCGCTCAAGTCTTTTCTCCATCTGCTCGAGCTTAGTATCATAGATTAGATACATAGTCCATGATAAGCTTACAAAAATAAATATAAGCCACCAAATAGCTGTACAGAATATCATCGCAGCATCAAACGCAATTGACCATGTAACAATAATGATCGATGCTCTGCTAGCGTCATCAAGTTTCTGAAATCTTTTCATAAATATTTCCTCCTTAAAATATAAAAGAAAAGAGCCCTTGGTTAGGACTCCTCTCCGTGAAATACAGAGTTCCAAAATGCTTCGCATTCCTCAAAAGTTATATCAGTCTTTGGCTTGATCTTCAAGTACCCTTGGTTTTTTCTTCTTTCTTCCTCGAGTCTTTTTTCATCTTCCTCACTGATATGCTCTGATGTTCTAATTTCTCTAAACATAATCAATCAACTCCTTTCATAAAGGAGTATGTTTATTTCACGTTTTTATCCTTTTTCATCCTTTTTTCATATTCTTGTCGATCAATCTCAATATAGCTTGACCCATTTTCATCGTCCTTGAAAAACGCTCAATTACATCACGTTCTCCATTAGGTTTGTCAACATACCAAATGCCAATAGTGTCAAAGTCACCGTTTTTGGGATCACTCAGACCCTCAGTGCAATAGACAACGAATGGCTTAGTCGGTGGACAGTAGGGCATAGTGATTGGGTATTTTTCATCGAGCAGCCTATTGATAAATCCGTTACACCAACCGGAAGATCTCGGGCGATCTTTATTAACACAAATATAACGGTCAATATCGTTATACTTAACTGTACCATCAGTATAGACGTGCTTAAAGAGTGAGCTCATACGTTTACACCGATATGCGGTACATTCATTTTTAAGACAAGTAATTTTAGACCAAACATCGGGCACGTCTTCAATCGGCGTCAACGGTTTACCATCAATAAGTCGATTTAGGATTTCCTTAGTGAAGCCTATGCTATAACCGCTGTGCTTATCCTCGCAAAGACTCAGAAACGCCTTATATGCACTTTCGTAACAGGCGCATCCATAATCCCATTCGTTTGGGTCCCCGTCTCCTCTTTCTTTCTTAATGGCAATTTCGATTTCTCGCTTAGCCCACTCAGTCATGCTCATTGTTATTTTCTCCTTTCTTAGTGATCAACTCCGAATATGGCAGGCTCTCAATCCAATCGCAGAACCCCCACATACCGGAAGAAAAGTCTTTATTCCTGAATTTGTGCTCTTCTGGAGTTTCGTGAACTCTCCACTCATCTAGTTTATGATCCTTGCGAGACTTATAGATGTTTGCGAGAACTTCATAGTTAAGCATAACTGTTCTTCGCTGGTTGTAAGAGCTCGGCAGAATCTGTATCATCTGCCACCAGTAATCTTTCTTAACGCCAAGTTTCTCGGCCTCTGGATTGTTATAGTCTGCACGGTATTTGTTAAGGATATCAATGACATCATGCATTATCTTAATAGATGTCGGCTTCATATGTTCACAGCTGAAATCACTCATCTCAAACTCTTTCTCTGTGATCTTGTGCATGGTACTGCAAGAGTTTGCAACCGTACCTACCTTATACGTATCAAATTCCTTCCACCAGTATAGTGGAGCAGTGATGTCCATATATACTGTAATCATACGCATGAACTTACGGTGGTCTGTACCAGCTTTAGCAAGTCTCTTCATAAGATTGAGGTCGTTTGAGCCAATGAAGTATAGTTCTGATGGGTCAGAGTGAGAATTGTATTGTACATAATTGACACCCATATCATCTTCAGAAGAAAACCACCCGCTATCACTCTTCTCCCAAGAGTTCATCGGATTACGCATACCTCTGATGGCTGCCTCCCAGCCCATAACTTCTGTGTTTTCAATTTTAATCATTTACATCATCCTCCTTAAGATATTCATTGAGAAGTGCAAGATCTTTATGCGTTTCGTCAATGAATGTTATTTCTCCGGAATCTAATTTAACAACCTTCCCCGTATGGAGTTCAACCAGAGCCTTAATGTCCGGAATAAGTGCTCCATTAGCCGCCTGCTCAATTATATTGATCCAAGCAATGAAATAAGCCACATCACCATTTGCAACCCTACAAAGTCTATTAAGGTTTTCTTTAATAATAGGTTCCATGATTATTTTTCCTCCTTCTTATCAGAAACTACTTCAACCTTATAGCCGAGCCTTTTCTCAATTTCTTTCAGAGTCATCTTCCTGACATAAGGTTTAGATATATAATCAATATAATATACATCAATATATCTATCATATCTGCTTACATCTGTAGATATATCAGGAATTGGTGCATTCATAGAACCTGGGCCTATTTTTTCCACAATATCAACATTGGCTGGTACTGATACAGATCCAGTATGAATGAAAACATCTCCATACGAAATCTACTGTTGGTTGTTGTACTTAATACATATGTTGGGACCAAACGATGGCATTTCTAACGATGGTGCTTCTATAATAGGTAGATTCAAAGACAACTCGAGTGGAAAGTCAACCTTTGGATATATGCGAGTGTGCTCATTTCCTTTAGCATCACTGTATACATATGTCAGCTTCATGTAAAATCTGTAATCATGATCGTCTCTATACGTACTAATATCTTTTAGCCTCATAATAAAAACCCCTTTCAAAATATAAACCATTATTTCGAATATTGATCTCTGTTAACCGATCTATCCTCATCAAACCCATCAGGATATCTCTTCTTAAGCTTATCTATGTTCTTTTGAGCTATCTCACCCATATCAAAGCCGAACACAGTGCAAAGCTCAGCGGTAAACCAAAGAAGATCGCCGACTTCTTCTTTAAGATCATCGCGTCTTACCTCGTGTCCCTGCAACTCCTTCTGAAATATACCAGAGATCTCTCCAGTCTCAGAAGACAGCCCATACAAAGCGTGTGCCAGCTTCTTGCTTTCTGTGAGATCAGTATTTATTGTCCTTTCGGCGAGTTCCTGATAGTTCTTAAATGTCATTTCTGTTTTCATCTTTATCCTCCTTATTTTTCATAGCAAAGTCCATAAAACCATTAATGAACTTTGCAGCATCTCTCAAACCCTTCTTGTATCCGCTAAAGTGTGTAACCTGGAGCAAGAATATCAATGCAATGGTCACAGCTACAGCGATTGTGATCTCTACTATCATTTTGTTTCCTCCTTTATCTCTTCTCTAGCAGCCTTTGCTATATTGTAGATAAGCTCAAGCTCTTCAAAAGATATCATGGCACCAAGACTCGCATAAAACTCATGCTGTCCCTGACGCTCTCTATACTTATTAAGATTTATTTGTATCTCGCGAACGTTTTTATCTCCAGACAAGCTTCTTCGGGTTGCACAACCGGACATGCTAAAATATAGATCGGTAACATACTTACCATTAGACCGAATTAACCATCGATCTTTATGCTCTGAAGCGTTTCGTTTTTCAAGAACAACGCTTCTTCCATAGTCTGTATTAGTAGACCACTTGTACTTCCTCCTAAGCTTTGCTTGAAGATTCTTTCTTTTCTTTGACATCGCCATAGATATCGCCCCTTAAATTCCATCAACCTGGCTAGCAATCATGTCAGCTGTATGTGCGAGAAGTACACTCGGATACTTCTTTATTGAGCGATTGTAAAAATCCCAGTTATCGGGAGAATCAAATGCACCCATATGCCAGCGTATACATAGCATTTCTTCCTCGGTAAGAGTAAGCCAGTTGGATATCAAGATAACCGACTTTTCGCCGTGACCATTTAGCGTCTTGTTTGGGTTTGATTTCCAAGGTTTATTATTAAGGTAGTTCCTGTCATTAGGAACATAATCATCCACCTTGCAAATATCGTGGAACATACCTACAATAATTGCACTCTTAGCACTGTTTAGATCAGTAAGCCCCTCAAGTGTCCACATCTTAAGAAGATGCTCTGCAACGGCGCAAGAATGATCAAACAGACCACCATTATAGCTTCCATGATGCTTAAGTGACGCAGGAACGTCAAAGTAGCCAACGCTGTCAAGCCAGTCTGAGAAAGTTATAAAAGCGTTATCATGTATCGAATCAGCAGCACATATATTGCTATACTGCTTGTACATGATCTTCTTAAACTGCTGGATTCTCTCCTCTTTTGTTGTTTCTGCATTGCTATTGTAAAAAATACTCATCATAATAAAAACTCCTTTCAAATATCGTACTTATCTATCGAAATATGTTAACTCAGATACAAGGCACCCGAGCGTGTCAGCAATCAGAACAAGATTATAAGAAGATGGGGTTCGTGTTGCGTTTACATACTTGCTAATAGCGATACGGGACAGACCCGTCTTATCGGCAAGCATATATCGCTTTATCCCTTTCTTTTTCATTTTGTTCCACAAGACATCGGTTACTCTCAAAGAATCGATTGTAAATATCAATCTGTTTGCCTGTCCGATACATTAGTATCCCCCTTTTTCTCGATATTCACCTCAATACCTAGGTCGATAGCTTTCTTGAGAAGACTGCAAATGGTATTGTTCTCACCCTTGCTGACAATGCCGCACCAGTCGTCAATATCGAGTTTTTTCTTTTCATTACTCACCACTTATGTCTCCTTCTTTTCATCTGTTTGATTATTGTTCCTATGCGATGATCGTCTATAGCATTGTTGGTGTGCCTTTTGCGATCAATCTCGGCTTTCTTTTCATCGTGTTTTTTCTTTTCGTCAATATACTCCTGACAATCTGCGTGACAACCAACATGCCGTTTAGGAGCAGCACAGTCTTTACAGCAAGTGATCATCGTCGTCACCATAAATTTCGTTGTAGAACCTGTTTTCGAGACGTTCTTCCTCGTAGTTACGATTTCCCTCGGACTCGTATACAAGTACGAGGACTATGAGCCCAATAAAAGCTCCAATAAACATACCGAAAATAAAATTAAGCATGGTTAATCTCCTCCTATTAAATGTAAAAAGTAAGAGCCCCAGTTACGGGGCCCTCGCCTTTGAGTTTACTCAGATTCTTTTTCTTTTTCGTGTTTCTTGTTCACGTCCATCAGCATCTCACCAAGGCTCTTTACCGATTCGCCAAGCTTTACAAGCTTCTTATGTTCCTTATAATTGTCATAACGCAATGATGCGTCAACAAGTATTGCATAAGCCACACTTGCCACAAGCAGGCCGCTAATCGGTCCAAAACTTACCTTAACTTTTCCTTTGATCTGTTCCATAATAGAAACTCCTTTCAAAAATGTAATTTGAGTTTTCCTCATAAAGGAATGTGTTTTTAACGTGACTACTCAAATATCTTGAGCGGACAGTTGCTTGCTCTTTCCTCAGCAACGTTAAAACAGTGATCCTCTGTAATAAGACACATGAATTTGTCTTTTGATTCGCATCCCAACATAGGACAAGCCCAGCAGCAATCCGGAGCAGGATCAAGCACCAGCATTGCCTTTTCTTTTTTCTCTTTCATTCCCACCTACAAAACTTCCTTTCATTAAACTGTTTCTTTTGACCCAATGCCTTACTGATTGCAAGGTCTATTCCTGATCGGCTTTTGAGGTGATAGTAATACAAGTCGGTATAAGGAGTATTGAGCCTGTCAATTCTGCCGGCTGATTGAGCCATGACTTTATAGCTATAATTTTGCGAGTAAAATACAATCGTGTCAGTAAGGATGCAATTCCAGCCTTCGGCCCCCGCACCGTAATTGACACAGTATACCCAAGACTTTCCAGTAGGGACGGGTTGGTGTGCATGTCCGTTCCATTCCGCAATACTAACGTTTTTTCCATAATATAGTCCTTTCAATATCTCAAGCTCGTAATCAAAGTTATAGAAGATTATCATTTTTGGATGCTTCTCAAATAACTCAAGCAATGCCACTTGTCTGGAATCATCCTCATTGACAACCCTTCTCAAAATATAACAGAGAACAGAAGCCTGCTGGATTGGTTCGTTCTTATAAGGATCCCAGCGTGTTCTTGTAACATCCTTATACTTCGAAATATCGTACTTCACATAGACATCTTCATGATGGGCAATTGTATGTCTTGAGAAATCCATGTCTATCAATATCTTATTTCTTAACTTAATGAGTCGACCGGTGTTTACGTATCGATCAATCTTCGGGTACTTAGTGAATCGGGAATATATGATATGTTCTCTAGTAAATTCCGTTTTGTTTTTATAGAAACCATTGGCTATAAATACCGGAATATAGTCCTGCCAGGTGTCTCCAGGTGTTGCGGATAATATAATCCAGTCGTTTTTCCTAGAAAGATTCAAAAATGTTTTAACCCAAACCCCATTGCCGGTTACACGATCCTCATCAAATATAAAGAATGCTCCGTAAACATCTTTGTATTTTTTAATATTATTCCAGCTGTCAATAACAATTTTGTTATTGTATAACTCGTTCTTATCTGGATCAGTAGACATTAAATAATGTGCTAGTTCGCCTTCCCATTCTTTTGAATCTCTCTTCATGGCCGTGGTGATAATGTAGAGATCTTTTGGATTCTTCATAGGAATATAATTGCCATCTACAAAACTTCCGCCTTGCTCTTTGAAATAATAGTAAAGGCCGGTCCTAGATTTACCGGAACCGACCCCACCATTAAGTATGCAGCCATTTATCATTTGCTCGACTGCGTCCATCTGGTAATCATAGAGGAATTGCCTACTCATACAGTCTTTTCCTTATTCGCCAGCCAGTCCAAGCAGCTCTTTTTATCTTTAAAGGATTCCGTGAATGCTTCACCTGTCGTGTTATCAACAGCAATGTACTTCTTCTCCTTTTTAGAATAGCAGTAGAAGTTTCCGTCTGGTTTTCCCGTATTAATTATTTTAATGATATCATCGGACGAGACTTTATTTATCTCAGTTTCAACACCGTTTGATTTTACTGTGATAGTTTTCAACACAGTAACACCGGGATGCATCCATTTCCTGATGGTCTCATAGTAGTTACCCTTATTGCCGAGTGCCTTCTTAGTGATCGCTATAACGAGACCCTTCTCGGGATCAAAATTCTCACCTTTATTGCATTTTACAACGGTCTTAGTGCCGTCTTTCCACTTGACGACAGTTGCGGGACCGCTGAATATAACGTCATCAATATCGGGAAGTAGACTTGCAGTGCCGATACCATAGCGAGCGTTTAGCATTTGTTTATACATTTCTTTTGTACGCATGACGTTGTACTTGCAGTAATCTGTATAGTCTGTTCCTGTAGAATATGTGATAACGCCTCCAGGGTGTCCTCCAATCATTGGAGACGGTTCGACAACATTCTTTATTAATTTTTGCTTGTTGACTCTACCGTTATCTAATAACAGAAATTTAGGCTCACAACGATAGCTACCACAAGCGCAACGGCTTATATCCACGTCATTATAATGAAATGCCTTTTCGAGCGCATCTTTAAGAACATACTCTATGCGGCCATTCCCAAAAGCTTGTATCTCCATTACAATAGCGCTATGTCCACCATTAAATACCACCGTATCTCCAACCTTAAGCTCGCGAACCTCATTAATTGTCATCATAATAAAAACTCCTTTCAAAATAAAAACATAAAAGAGCCCATCCTAAGACAGGCTCTGTGTTACCTTATTTAACTTCTTCTCAAATATCTGATTAACAGCCAGATCAACCATAACCCACCAGTAGCAAACACCATGATGAAGTCAAAGATCAATCCGAGTGTACTACGCTTTTTCATAGGTCATTCTCCTTTTCATGTAAGATTACAATACTTTTAGAAAATTCTACAACCCAACCTTTTGGCTCCGCCTTTCTCGTCCCAGCAATAGTCGTCAAATTCATTATCCAGGAATGGAATACTAGCTGGAGCTGTAACAATAATGCGACCGTTTTCCAATTCTACAATTGCCATTGTACACGCCACGGTTCCTCCAGGATGTCCTCCAATCATTAACGAAGGTTCAACAACAGTGCTTTCAAAGCTCCAACCATGAAACAAAGCTTTCTTTTTAATGTCAGCTTTCATGTAAACATAGCAAGGTCTTAATTTTGCTTCTAGATATATCCCCGCCATCATTCATTCTCCTTTTTATTTGGGCATAGGCCAATACCCAACGCCTCACGTATCTCATTTGGCGTATAAGGGGTATGAATAGTCTGTTGCTCCCAATATCCGGCACATCTTTTGTTCTCATCGCTAAACCTTTGAAGGGCATCGATTAACGCATCAATCTCGCACCAGTCGTCAAACGTTATGGTTGCTTCGTTTAGATTATTTAAATCAGCATGTGGAGGCAGTAAACGCGATGGCGCACATAGTTTCATACGTGTATCCATACTTTTTAAATTAAAGGTGAGCACTGTCGCTTTTTTTGTGAATGGCGTTCTTAGAATATTTGTAACCTTTACTTTTAGCCTCTGCGAGAACCTTATTAAAATTGACCGTCTCAAGATCTCCAGCACGATGTACAAGTCTAGTAACATCAGGATATCTATTAGGTTCGTCACACATTGGAATCTCTCCGCAAGACTCTTTTGTTAGTACAAGGGAATATGAGTTAGTGAATGAGTTATACTTATCACCCTCGAACTCCACTTCGCATGGCTTAGTAAGAATCGGTCTTGACTCACTAATAGTCTTCAAATATCTTTTCATAGCTGCATAACGTTTCTTAGCACTTGGATTACTTTTTAATGAATTTGCATAAATCTCATCTTGCAATAAACCTTTCAATTCTTCTGTTTGTCCTTTGTCAAGCATCTCCAAAATTTTAGAATTTTGCATGAGGTGACAACTCCTTAGTTGTTTAGTTTAATGTTTTTATCCAGCAAAATATAATCAATTTCGTCGTTGCCGTAGGCCATGTCAAGAATATTAGGAATGCAGTCTTTTGTTGAATTAAACTGCTTTCTGAATAGTTCCTTAAGCATAACCATTCCGCCGTCGACTTCCGGAAAATCAGTCTCAACGCTATATTGCTCATAATAAATATAATCAACATAGCCCGCTTCAATATCCTCGTCTAGAAGATTATCTCCGGTTCCTTCAGAAATTCTTACAATCTGATTGAATGTAGGCACATAAATATAAATAGTATCAAACATGATTAACTCTCCTTTCAAATCACACCCAACTCTTCCATATATCTCATATGGGCATTACGAGCACGACGGTAAGCATCTTCTAAACAGAAATCTTTAATCATCTGCTTATCAAGACAAAGCGCTGCCAAAACATCATCATCTCCGGACCAGTTAATAGCATACTCATGGTTATCCATTTCATAACGGAACGCCTCTTCAGCAAACTGCTCATTTTTCATAGCGTTCTGAAGCTCCTCAGTATGCCTTCTCAACATTGCTTTAAAAGCCGGCACATCAGTCTTTTTCATGACATCGCCAATATTGAGATATGTGACACACTCTTCTTTAGTCGCTCCTAATTTCTCCAATGCCTCTTCCAATTGCTTTTCATTAAATGCATATGCAATAGGAAAGTCTGTCAATTCTTGTTGCTGTCTTTTCATCATGTCTAAATAAGCTTGTGCTTTCATGGTTGAATCACTCCTAAGTTGGTTTGTCCAATGGCTTAGTGACTATAAACATAAAAAAGAAAGAGCCCCAAGTTTCCTTAGAGCCCTCTCAATTTATTTGCGATATTACTCATCCATATAAGCCGCAGCAAACCTGTCAGCATCCTGAGTAACTCTCATTGACTGGAGATATGCAGTACGTCCTGACTTTCCGTTAACCTCCCAGTCATACGGTCTTATGTCCAGATCAACACTTACAATATCAATATCATCGATAATAGAGACACTATCCTCATCAAGCTTGTTTTGAACCCTGCCTGTTACCAGATAAATATGTGGACCGCGCTCGCTGAACTTGATCTTAACTGGCAGATACATGAACGGTGTATCATCCTCATCACGAGGAGGCTTGATCTTAACATTCCAGCCAGCCTCGATAAGCTCATCTGCGATCTCCTGGTTAGGGATAACGACAGCGAAGTTTCTGTCTCCCTCTCTGTTAAACTTTGATCCTTCGCCTCTGAAGTTTCTGTAGACAATTCTTGCCTCATCGATCTGAAGGATTTCTCTTGGTGCGTAAGTAATGTTCATAATAAATTTCTCCTTTTCAAAATATAAATTTTAAAGCAAAAGACCCAACGTAATTAACGCCGAGTCTTTACTCCGCTATTCAATTTTAAGCACTTCATCCATTTCCAGCACATTTCCATTTAGATCAGAAAGCTTATCATTAAGAGCACCAAGTATGTCATAAGCAATTTTTTCATTGCCGTCTGCCATGTTCTTTTTAATCTCTTTTGAAAGTTTTCCAATTTCAATTAAGTCTTTTGTGCTGACGTTATTGAATTTAGTCATGCATAATCACTCCTTTCATTACCGGAGTTGTAATTTTAGCGAACGTCGAATGGTGTTTCTTCGTTCATAGCAATTAGGTCTGAAATATCATAACCCAATGCGCAATCCATATGGAACTGATCGTTGCTGAAATGTTCGCATCCGATACAGCTTTCTTTTCCGCAAGCCATTACCCACGGCGGTTCGTCCAACTTCTTTTCCTCAACAGGAGGAACCGGTTCATCAGATATAAACCACTCAAAGTCTCCATACTGGCTTATAGCTTCAACAGCGTCATCAACAAGCTTAGTGTAGAAAGACCTGTCAATGTCGTTTTCCTTACCGAGTTCCTCAACCATCTCAGATTCAAGCCAACGATATCCCTTTGTACCAGCAGCTGCGTAGTATTTACCATCATTGACACGATAGAGAACACCACCATCGCAACCTGGCTTGATTGGGCAGAACCTGCCGACTCTTCCTACAAAACGATATGTATGACCCTCATCTATAAGTGGACGAAGCTCATCAATTCGTTTAGCTATTGGATCACCTTCAGGATCATTAGGATCCATCTTGAGTAATTTTTTCATGAGTTTCTCAGACTCTTTCTCATACTCAGATACATCGGGCAGAAGCTCGTTCATATCCAAATATAAATCGCCCTTGGATACGGCGATGGTCTCACACATATCGTCGAACTCAATAGGTTCTCTGCTGAACAGAGATTTGAACACATATGGAACCGCAAACTGCTTTCCTGTTGCTGTCCATTTGCCAGAGTCTCTGTCCTTGGCAATATAAACCGCATCATTAACCAAGCAGAACTTCTCGAAGTTGGCTTCAGTCTCGAATGTGTATCCATACTCCTTACCAAACTTGATAACAAAGTCCTGAATCTTCTTGTCCGCATTAGGTATCTTTATGGAATCAGTCTTGATGTGGGCTACCTGATATCCAAGTTTCTGTACCTCACGTTTAAGAAGAGTCATAAAGAGAGCTCCTCTTTTTGCCACAATGTTGTCAACATTTCTAGGGTCTCTGAATGGATTTTCAAATGCAGCACTTGTCAAACCATAGATAGAATTGATAACAATCTTCAGAGCCTGAGCCAAGTCAGCAGCCTGATCCTCGTTCAAATACGGCTTAAGTGCCCCACCAAGAAGCTTTCCTGCGGCATCAAAGTCCTTATGCTTAATAGCAACTCGGGCCTCTACAATATCCTCAAACCTCTTTGTGAATTCGGGACCAAAGACACATTCAAATATAGCACTGTGAGGATGCTGAGAAGCTACGTCTCCATCCCACACATTGACATGCATACCTGGTTCAGAATATACTCGTCCGCCTTCTCCGATTTCCTCATCCAAATATGTCGATTTGCCAAATTCGAATTTGTATCCTTTGAAGAATGGCAAGATACTCCAACCTTTAGGAAGAACTTCTCCAGGTTTGTAATCTCTGTATTGAGGAAGACCCTCGTCATCAAAGACTCTGAAAATATAATCTTTACCGAACTTGCGACGGTACTCCTCGTACTGATCACTCCCTACCGGCTTAGACATATCTCTGTAGTTGAAAACACCCTGAGGCTTGCGGTTGTTGCCAAATATTATTTTGGTAGACAAAGTATTGGTTGTATCATTAACCGTAGCAGTAGCACCGTGTAACAACTTAACAAGGTCTACCTGTACCTGTCTTGCCACAAAGTCTGCTTTACGAGCATTGAATACTGCCTCTGTCGCAATAACGTCGTTATCACAATATTCAGCAACCTTAGTCCACAGTTCTTCTGGAACAGGTTGATCCCAAGGAAGACCAAGCTCCTGGTGGTGGATACCTAATTCAATTTCCCACTTCTTAAGAGACTGTTTCTTTGTACAGAAATCATATACGTCTGTATATGACACATTATATGCCTCGCTAAAGAAGCAATTAGGCTCACCAGACATGATCTTCTGTGAGAGATTATATAGCTGTTCGTTCGTATAACCCATTAATCTTGCATACAAAATATGATTATCATACCTACGGCAGTAGAAACCTACGAGATTGTATTCCATAAGTTCTCCAATTGCCTCTGGAGTTGGGTTTACCATTCTGACGACTGGTTTACCCTCACCCTCGACTTTCCAGTTAACCAAGAACAGGTTAGGAAATACCTCGACATCATAGAATACAAGCTCGGTATCCTCGATTTTAGGCGGTGCTGGATCGTCCGACTTAAACTTCATCTTCTTCACGAGTTTAAGACAGTAGTCCGACTGATTTGTGCTATTTGCTGCAAAAGCAAAAATATCATTCTTCATATCGGACACATCATAATGCATGCCTTCGTTATAAGCCTCGTCCAGTATCTTGTAGATGAAGTCCACATTAGGTTTTGTACCAGAATGGACCTCTTTAGCAAGACACTTTTTTATAGTTGTCCGCAATCCCTTTTCAGTACGAACAACGTCTTTACTCACCATTTTTTCTCCTTTCAAAGGTAATCCAGAGCTAATAGTTGCAATGGCTATGTTTGCACACTTAGTGAGCATTCGTCTCAATGAACTATTGCCGGTGAAAACCTTAACCTCAATGTCGTCGTCATATATTCGACTTAATTTATTGACATCGCCAGTGTAAATATAATGCAAGTGAATGCCTGCTCCACTCTTACTTAACTCAGCGTATGTCTTAGGCCACTTACTAGCAGCCTCAACATTTTTCTCGAATGACTTCTTACCGTTCTCATCCTTAATATCAAAGTCAATGACGATGTGATTCTCAGGGACTTTAACATAATGAAGTTTTGAGGTATCAAGATCAGACAGCTTCGTTTTAACACCAGCCCATTTATTCATCGGGGTCTCTTTATCTGACGCATACTGAGCTAAGCAATCGGAATATTCCTTATCGAATATAGATTCTGTAGAATCGAATCTAATAAGATGTGAGTCTGTCTGTTCCTCTTTTTTCTCCTCTTCAAGCTCTTGAAAGAATATCTCACTTTTAAAGCCTTTATAAGAGCATTTCACTCTATCTCCATCGTCACCAGATACAAGCTCGTGGAACTCTCTGAAGTAGTTCTTGAGCTCTTCTTTGAAGTTTCTCTGAGAATATGGATAAGGCACTTTTGCCTCGTCACAATACTGCTTATACCTCTCCCAAGCAGTCTTAAGCGTCACACCATCGTCCTTCTTGAAAATATGGAACGAGTCTATGACATAGTTATAGAAGTCATTTGATGCACCCATCATCTCAAGAGGAATATAATTGTTGTACCTGCCTGGGTTTTCCAAATATACCTCTCTACAATGATAGGCAATGGCTCCGAGTTCAAACTTGACTTTTTCCATGCATGAATCGTACTCTTTGCTGCTGAGTTTGTTTCCTGATGGCGTTACATCAATCAATCTTCGGATAAGACCTGATTTACCATCTGTGATCTTTACAGGCTTATTGGTGCCCATGAAGAGAAAACACTTGAATCTATTTGCATACGTACTTTTAAACTTCTCATTGACCGTCATAAGCTCGTGAGATACCAAGCTGTTAAGTCTGGTGTTATCCTCAATCCTGGATAAGTCTCCATCATGCTGAATAGCCACAAGCGGATTACACTTAAACGCCTCTAATGCAAAAGAGTTACTACTTGAGCCTAATGCCCTAGCGTCAAAGACTGAGTAGTAACCCTCAAATAACATCTGGATAATATTCAAGATTGTAGACTTACCCGTACCTGCCGCACCATACAGCACCATGAACTTCTGTATAGTCTTGGAGTCGCCAGTGACTATGGCGCCTATAGCCCACTCAATTTTAGCTCTCTCATTCTCGGAATATAGAGTGCCAATAAGCTTGTCCCATGAATCGTACTTACCTTTCTCAAGCGGATAGTTAAGTCTCTTGCTGGCATAATCCTTTTTTCCGATTTCCATGTTGGAAAATATAATTTTCTCATCGAGCATAATGTAAGAATCTCTGCACTGCTTTTGACAATACTTATGCCATTTATCAATGCTACCGCTGTCTGAGTCCCACATATGGAGAACGATAATGTGATCGTCGATATTCTTGCAGTTTTCCTCACGATACTTGTCAAGTTCTTTATCTATGAGTCTAAGAGCATCATCTTCATCTGTGGACCAAAGACCCTTTTCTTCGACCCACACTGCGTAGAAGTCACCGCCTCTGATCATTAGATCGGAACACCTACCCACAATAAACTTCGGGTAGATCTCCATAATGCCCTTTTTCGGGGTTCTCGTGCAAACCCGCATAAAGTCTAACACATTACTTTTTCTCCTTTCATTTAGTCAGCCTTTTTATAAAGCTAGGTACGCTCTCAAGAGTCCAATACTTGTTATAAGACTCCTCGTCGTACGAAAATATAACATCATACCCCAAAGTCAAACGAACTCTGATACTGTTCCTACCATTTGGATAGTATTCCTCAACCTTGTCGTCATACTGAGGAAATAGTGTTTTAAACACCTTCTCATACAGTTCACCATGCAGCATTTTTATCACCTCTAACCTATAATACTGTCAAGATACCAATTGAGTTGGTACCATATCTCGACCCTTCGCAAATCTTGCTTACAATGTCTGATTGTAAACAGACCGCCTTTTCCGTCCGGCTCATACTTCCTTTTAAGAAAAGTGGATATAATTCGATCAGCCACCAGCCTATCGAATCTATCGTCCGTCATGCCACCAAGACCAAGATTCGTAATCATGCCCCAGAACCACTGACCGGTTCTATCTCCTAAATTAGGATCGTCCATGATACTCTCTTCACATCTGATCGCTAAAGCCAACATCATTTCAAGTACACTGCATGGCCCGTCTAAATATAAAGACAGATCCTCGTCGTATTCCATAAGAGTAAAACGGCGCCTTAAAGCCACTCCGTCCTCGGCTCTGTTTATGTCCTTACGGATGGTGAATGTGAATTCTGTGCAGTGCAGATACATCAAAAGCTTCCTGTATGATACATTTTCGGGAAACCTATCTCCGCACACAACGTCAGACATCCACTCGAAATATCCGTTAGCTATCTCGTCTCTGAAGTTCATGTGTTATCAACTACCTCAGAGAAGTTTCGCTCGTCAGCAAGAATCTCGTAATCGATCCTGTGTCGTTCATTTCGTACAAACACTGAATCATCCTCATACTCTCCGAAATGAGTCAAAGATTCTACTCCGACCATAGCCTCAACATCTTCAATAGGATTATCGAAATCGTCCGTAAGCACACCATCAGCGTAATACGTGAGTGTCTCGGTTCCGTAATCGTCAAGAGTATCAAACTCTTCTGGTGAGATTACGTATGGTGGCTTAGGTATTGTTCCATCTTGTCTTTCCACAAATAAATAGCCCCTTTCATCAATAATATCGTGACATTTGTCATACCGTTTTTTCATTTCTTCGTATTCTTTTTCGTGTTTGTCTTCTGACTCCATTTTATCAGTAGACTCCTCTTCTTTCTTCTGTTTTTTCGAGAATGTCTCTTTAACAGACTCGATTTCTTCGTTTGCGATTTTCTCGTACTTGGTTTTAACAAATTTCCAAGTAGCAAGGGAGCCTAAAGCGGCCCCGATTGCAAATATAACTACGTTACTCAATTTCATAGAAGTCTTCGTCCTCCTCTTTCTCATCTCGCGTGGACATGACTGTAAAAGCCAATCCTCCAAAGAATATAGAGGCACTCAATAGAATCCCTCCTATGATATGCCTCTTTTTCTTGGTGTTCATTATATGGTCTAGCGTTAACACTACACTCCTTAGTCGATCCACGTTCCCATATCCCTTCATTTTTTATTTTTTGAGCAATATCAAACCTTCAATAAAGCATACGCCAGCAATAGCTGCAAACGCACAAGACACAACCATTCTTTTACGCATGACTAACCCCTTTCTGTCTGATTACTTACGAGTTTTAATGTCTTTCGGAAAATATAAATGATCTCCGAACACGAAGCCCGGAAGCAAGCCAAGCGAGTACATCGCAATTACCGTATCTGTACCCACTTCAAGCTCAACCGCTGCTTCTTTTTCGTCAATAAAGCCTATGAGTTTACCATCTTTAAAAACCTCCTCATCTTCAAGATGATTGGACATGATTAAGATGATCAGATCTCTTCCGGTCATTATTTATCACTCTTTCTCTTTTTAGACATAAGATCAAATACCGCACCGTCAACGTTGAAGTCAAGCCATATGTTACGCTCTTTACCATTTACAAATAGACGATTTGCTTCCTTATTAATATCATATACATTGAAGTCTACGAAGTTTGCAAGGTCGTTTCTTTTTGGATCATAAAGCCAACCAATTTCCTGACCCGCTGGAATACGGTCAAAGCCGAACATATCATAAACCTCATTCAAGAACAGGTGTCCCTGTGTTTTAAGTTTGTCGTTTGCCCAATCCTGCATTCTGCGTACGAACATAAGATTAAGGTTTGCGTCTTTACTCCAACCGACGCATCCGTCATCAAAGCATCTTGCAAAATCACTGTACTGGGCAGTAGCATTATTGACTGTTTCTTTTTCTGTTGTAACTTCGCCTGTTTCTGGGTTAACAACTTCTGTCTCAATTTCTTCAGCCTTTACACCATAACGAAGCTCCTTATCAAGACCCTCGCCGAAACGATCAACAACTCTACTTCTGTATTCCTTGAAGCCCTTGTCTACAGCGGCATATGCGGCAGTGAGAGCAGCGTTACGCTTACGAATAATGTTGTGTCCTGCGAGAATACTTGCTATAGATGCGGCACCAAGAACAATAGCCGGACCATAAAGCTTAGCAAACTTGACAGCAGTCTGAGTGTAGACGATTGTTGTATCTTTCTTCAGATCCTGCTCTGTATAATCTACGTCTTCCATTTGTGCTACCTGATGAATTTTGTCCATCTGATCGTGCATGTCATCAAGAATTGCACCCGCTTTTGTTGTGGCTTTACAAGCCATTACTGCGCTGGTTACGCCACCAGCAATACCAGCAACCAGAAGAATTTCCGGGCTGTGCTTTTTAACATTGAGGCCAAGCTTGTGGAAGCTTCTTGACATCTTGTTCATAAGTTCTGTTTTCATGATTTAAAACTCCTTTTCAAAATTTATTGGTGTTCCGACAGTACCAACACTGCCGTTTGAATCTGTTGGTGTGAAATGATCTCCAGGCATTGGATACTTAAACCTGAACATCAAATAGTTTGCAGCATCGATAAGATGCTCTGCATTATGGTCTTTCTTAAATGCATCAAGACAGAGTTCTGCTGTTGCTATAGCATCAACCCTGCCTTCTGCAAAGTTCTTTCTTGCTGGTCCATACTTAAAATATGAAACCTCAATTCTGTGTTTACGTTCCTTATCGAATTGCTCCGAATACTCGGTTCTCAAAATATCGCTCATACATAGACCTCCTTAGTTAATAGGAAGAGCCTTAGGAAGTCTCAGCATATATCCGTCTCTTACTCTGATAGGTTCTGCATTACGAATGTTTGTCCAGCCGTACTTATTGTCCGTGTAATTACCACTTACACCTACAAGATCATATAGATCAGCCACTGATACAATTCCATATTGGTCAATTAATTCGTCCATTCTTGCAAGGACTTCTTCTGCTTCACCTCTGCTGTCGAGCACGATATCATCGAAGCTATATGGGGATGTTCTTACTCTATCCCTATCGCGATAACGGTCATCATCACGTCTGTCATAGTAGTTTCTATAAGAAACCCTATCGGCAGAACTTCTCTTTGATCTTCCGCCGGTGCTACCGTACAGAATCATATCAATTCCGTTTGTGACCATCTCTGAGATTGCTCTCTTAATCGATGGGATAAGTACATCTGTGATAACGTAAGACTTCACGTTGTGAATATCTTCGGATATAAAGGTGTCAGCAAACTTTGTTACACCATTCTTTTTCTTAACTTTTACATTACCACTTACGACCTTTTCGACTTTCTTTTTGTCTGGATTAGGACCTGTTTTAATATCGGCCATTAGAATTTACTCCTTTCAATAAAACAAAAAGGGAAATACCTTGTTCAGGTACCTCCCTCTTGTTAGAACTTTTGTTTCGTTTATTCTTCTTCCATCTCTTCAATGTCTTCAACTTCCAAGTCGCGCACTGGCGCTTCATCTGGAGCATAGACACGATAACCCTTACTTTTCAGATACTCAACCTTCTCGGACTCTTCCTTTTCTTCGTCCTTGCGCTTCTTTCTCTGTCTCAGCTTACCTGCCACGGTAGCCAAAGCAGCTCCAGCCGCAACAAGACCGACCTTAAGTATAAGTCCGCATCCTTTGTCGTCTGACTTCTGTTCGGGCGTATCGATAACCTCTACGTTATCAGATGTAACCTCGTCAATGTTTGTAACTTCCATAATTTCCTTGTCTTCCATTTTCAAAGACTCCTTTCAATAATATAAATTCGGAACATTTCGTTCTCATAAAATGCATTGCAATTTTCGCGAATTAGCAATAGTCGTACTTAGGCGGATTGACATAATCGAGCACAATACAAGGCATGCCTTCGTACTCTGTTTCTTTACCTGCTATTTGCGAGAAACAATAAATCTCAAGCAGGTTATCAACATTCCAACCCATATCATCGCCGACACTCGAATGCGGGATACCGATTTCGTCGTAGAAGTCATTAAGAGATGCTCCATCAGTAAAAGCAGAGCTTAATATACTTTTGTTAATTGCATTCTCAGCACTCTTGATTGTGTTCATATCCGACTTGAAGTATCTTGCTGATATAGGATCAAAGAATAGAACACTGCCTCTGTCCGTGACAATAACATTGCCAGAGTTCAAAGGTTTCTTCTCGATCTGCTTTTTAGCAACTTTTTCCTTTACTACTTTCTCTTTCTTCTCGCCAATTGTCTCGACAACGGCATCCTTATACTCTGCAAGGGCCGTTTCTGAAAGTTTATAAGCAGCTGTAATTGCGGCATTACGCTTGAGGTTGACTGAGCTTGCACCGATCAAACAAGCAGTAGAAGCCGTCGCTGTGAGCACTGCGGGAATATAAAGTTTCCAACACGCCTTAACGACTTCTTTCTTTGTTGGGCTTACAACATCATAAGTATTCCTATCAATATGATCAAGCCCATCTGCAATTCGCACAGCCTTAACCGTCGCCTTTCCTGCGAGAAAGACGGATGTGATCATGCCAGCAATACCTATGCCAGTAAGTATCTCTGGACTGCGTTTCGTCACCGTACCTTTTAAACTTCTGGTGAACTTAGTTAGTGTTTCCTTTGTCATGAAGTTTTTCCTCCTTTTTATTTATGACATCAAAACGGAAGAGCCCTTGATTAGGACTCCTCGTCTTTTTTAGCCAATGCCTCGTTGACCTTTTCCTCGATAACCTTTTCTTGCTCTTTGCCACTTGCATAATTAGATATTGCAGTTGCAGCAAAACCTAACGCCATACCAGCAAGACCAATAATTTTGGTCCATTCGATTTTTTTATTCATTAGACATTCACTCCTTTCATTAAAGTCGATGCTATTCTTGCGAAATTAATCAAACCAAGGTAACTCTTGTGGTGTCTCAATGCAGTAGATCTCCATACCATCATCCGTAGTAATCCTATCGAGAACTGATTCGAACGAGCGCATAGTTGTGCCGTCAAATATAGTAACTACATTTGAGTCATCTGTATCATCTGTATTATCTCGAGGTTCGAGTTCTTCTTTGGCCACTTCTTCAATGATCCTCTTATCTGCATCCTCACCGTAAATATCGCTGACTTTACGCTTATAGTCTTTATAGGATTGATCGAGTAATGCATAAGCGCTCATAAGCGCAGCCTGATTACGCTTGTTAAGTGCGTTTGCCCCAAATATACAAGCGATTGTGGAGACACCTACAGCTATAGCCGGAATATAAACAGGACCTGCCGTTATAATTTTCTCCTTAACTGTAAGCTCTTCTCCTTTTTCTTGCTCTGCCTCATCAAGAATCCTCAGTGCTTTTGGTGTGTCTTTTACCGCTATCACGGCGGTTGCTCCGACTCCGATTGCACCCATCACCGTAAGAATGGTAGATGAATGCCGTTTTAAAAATGTGTTGTTCATGGTTTAAAACTCCTTTCATTTATCCGCATCTGCAGAAAATTCCAGCTTTGCTGGTAATATAAAAACAAAAGAGACTCATTATGAGTCTCCGTTGTTGGAATCTTTAATAATAATCGCGATTCCGATTACGACCAATGCTATTCCTAGGATTGTCATAATCATCACCCCCTTTTAATCGTTTCGTTCCATTAAAGAAAGTGTAAAAATCGCGAAAACAAAAGCAAGAGTCTTTCGACTCCGCTTTTTAGATTACTTCTTTTTCTTCTTGATAATTTTCTTAATGATCCAATACGCGATCAACCCAAATATAATCACATCACCGAATAGAATGATTGATGCACCTCCAGCAATTCCAATGCTAAGTACACCAATAACCACTATTAGGACTAACGCAATTAATAAGATTGTAAATATAATCATTTATAATTCCTCCTTTGAAATATGTAATCTTCCATTAAAGGAGGTGTAAATTGCGCGAAGAAAGAAAAGAGCCGAAGCTCTAATCTTTTAAAACTATATCTGTTGTTTCGTAACCACAATTTATTATTTCTTTATATGTTTCTCCTTTCATTATAGGATTTGTTGTTTTGGCGAAAAGGGAAAAGCCGAAGCTTATTCCCCTTCCTCAGTACCACATTTGTTAAGTTCCTTAATTGTGGCATTTGCAAGTGCCAGTTGGAATCCCAACTGTTTAGTTAGTAAAATCCGTCGATCAAGCATCTCCTTTTCTTTAGCATCAAAAGCAACAATACTCATTAGCTCTTGCAACTCGACGCTCATCTTAACGGTTTCTACTAATCCAGTTAGTTCCTCCATTTTTGGCATTTTGTTCATAATAAATTCCTCCTTAAGTAAAACAATAACCATTTTGGTTTTCATAAAAGAGAATGTTAATCTCGCGAATCAAATATTTCGTCTATCAAAGCATGTTTCCCAGCGTTCTCTTTTCATCGGCTTTACCTTTAATGCCCACATGATTTGACGTATTGTCACTGTAGGGTATAAGCCGTCCGTACATTCACCTGCACGAGAGTCGAAGAACTCTTTGAATCCTCTATGTAAATATAATTCGTCAGTAAGCCACGAATCTATCTCGCCACACCAAGTCGTTTTGGAGATTGGATCATGGCGTTGCTGAATCACTGCTAAACCTTTATTTCCTATCTTATATAATGTGCATTTACTATAAACAGGGTGATTGCAAATATAAATCTGTCCATACATAGACATAAACATACTTGGTTTCTCGTAATGATATCTCATAAAACCTCACAGAAAAATAAGAGACCTTGCATTAAGGCCCCTTATCAATTTGTTTAATAATCTTCAAAATCAGGGATAGGCTCTTCCATCATTCGAATAACGTTACATTCTCGTCCGTCATTAAGTTCAATTTTGCTATGAGCAAAGTCAATCCAAGGTTGCCAGTACATATCCATACATTGACCCATGGTCCAGCCTAGTTTGTAACCTTCGTCCAAAAGGTCTAAATCTAATTCATCGTACCACTCATTCAAATATGCATAATCTCTCATTACAAGATTACGATTTAAAGTGTATTCTGCTTGCTTGACTTTCTCTTTAGTTGACTCAAAATATCTTTTAGAGTAGTCATCATAGAACAGCTCTTTACCATCATCTACTCTAATTGAGACTTTCTTATACTCGTCTTTAGCAATTTCGTTCTTAACATTCTTATTAGATCCTTCGCCATAGAACTCTTCTACTTTACTTTGATATTGCTTGTAAGATTGATCCAGCATCGCATACGCACTAACCAAAGCCGCTTGATGGCGTTTATTAAGGACGTTTGCCGCAAAAATACAAGAGACAGTGACTGTTCCCATTAGAATAGCAGGAATATAACTTGGACCTGCTACAACGATTTTCTCTTTTACAGTAAGCTTTTCCCCCCTTCTCAATTGTAGCCTCCTCTAAAATATCATTTGCCTTAGTGGTGGCTTTAGCCGTCAATACAGCAGTCCCTACTACTCCAATTGCTCCTACAGTTGTTAGAATAGTAGCAGAGTTGTTTCTTAAGAATCCCCTTGACTTGAGTGACAGTTTTTGTAATGTTCGTGAGTCTTTCATTGGTACTCGCCCTTTCGATTAGGATAAAAGCAAAAGAGAACGACGGCTTAACCCTTCCGTACTCAGGTGATCAATCCCTTTCCTTGTTTCCTATAAGTTCAGTTAATCTCTCCCTGAATCATCCCGTGATTCCTCTTTCATCGTTCTCTTCATAATACCCCTTGTTATTTTCGTGTAAGAAAGAAAAAGAAAGACACTAAGTTTCCTTAGCGTCCTCCTTTAAATTAATCAGTTCAGTTCTTCCACTTGAACCAACTAGCCATGCTTCTTCCTGGCGTCGATGTGAAAGTCTCCATCTGCTCGACTTTGCCGATAAATCCAGCTAAGCTACGTTTGCAGACGGTATCAATAATTGGTGTCAGGAGCACTCCAGCAGCAACCGTACCGATCTTAATCATAAGGTCTTTCTTTTCATTTCCAACCTTCTTAGATTCGTTTCTTACGTTTGTTGCCTTCGCAATCTCTGCCAACATTTTCTCGTACTCGTCTGAACCTGGCTCCAAATTTGCCAGCTTATCGTACATTCTGTTCAACTCTTCATCGTGCCTTTTCCTCAGCTTGTCCATTTCGATTCCTCCTAAAAATATTGTGAACTAATCGTTCCATAAAAGAACGTGCTACTCTCGCGTTTCGACTTTCATGGTGACATACTCTTCTTGCATTATGTCTTCTGGGTAAGTCGATAATTCCAAAAATAAATATGGACCGTCCGGATCAGAATTGTTGACCTTGAGTGTACCCACCGGCTCGTTTTTAGCTCTATTTCTAGTAGCCTCGAATATTGAACCAGCAACAAAACCGCAGAAGAACATACCCGCACAGGATATAATCAGTGTCAAAATATCCAACTAAAACCCTCCTTTCTAAAATGTTTTTCAAAAATTCCAACCCCGGGATTTTTTCGACATTACAAAAATAACATCATTTGTCGTCACCCACGTACGGAATTTAAGCTAGCTTAGATAAAATTTAATCTAGGATAAAAGAAAAAGGAAAGCCCATGTAGGGCAATCCTTTTAAACTCTTACATTTTCAAGATAAACTTCATTTCCTCTCTGGTGAATCTTGATTGGAAATTTACCTCTTTTAGCAGCCACGCGAAGTGCATTTGCAGCACTGTGGACATCTACGTAATTGTTTTCGCTGTATTCGTATTTTCCGAATATAGCATCACTCTCGTAGAATTCCCCAAGCAATATCTGCAAGCTATTCCTCGTCGTTGTCTTCTTTTTTGGTAAATCCTTTACTTTTACTATTCTCGCCATATATAAATTCCTCCTTAAAAATATGTATGAGTTTCCTCATAAAGGAGTATGTTTTTAATGCGAGCAAAAAGAAAAGGAATCCTAAATTAGGACTCCTCTCCTTCAGAAATTTGCTCTTTCTTTTTATCTTTGTTTTTAGCTTTTCCATAAATGGCCATTGCAGCGATAGGAACCGCTATAAGAGATGCATTCAGTAAGACAACACCTTTACCGTGTTTCTTCATGTACACCTTCTCCATAGCTCTTTCTTCTCTCTGAATATCCCACCATTCTGTGAAAAATCCTTTCATGATAAATTCCTCCTTTTAATTTCTTCATAAAGGTACATGTTTTTTTCGCGAATCTAAATATAACTCGTACTCAATTTCAGTTATCGTATCGGCGATATTCTGCAATGTATCCTTTGTATCTCGTATAGTTCGGAATAGGTCATCTGGATGGCATAAGTTTGCGTCATTTTTAAGGTTTTCCGCATCATACTCCAAAATAGCGGCAAGACAATGTATTAATCTAGCCTTATTTCTGATCTCAATTTTTGTTCTACTTCTCATGTTTATCTCTCCTTAATCTCTTGATTCATTCAGCAGCCAGAAAAACCGTCTGTATCTGTCATAATAAGTATCTCTGCTACAAGGTATGTTCATTTGTGATTTTAAGTATGTATAAGACAGTCCTTCTGTCACTGCTTTTAAAATATAATCATGCAAATCCTCATCCGCCTCTTTCGAAATACGCTCGATAAGCTTAATTCGTTCGAGACAATAGAGTTTTCGCATTGCATGCTTTGCTGTTGGATCTCCTGGGATATTATCACTCGCCAATCTATCTACTAAAGAAGATGGGATTCCAGGATTCCGTCTGTATTCTTTCTTCCATTCAGGATATTGCAAGCAAAAATGTTTAAGCTCGTAATGACGATGCTTATCAATCCAGTATTTATTATCTTTAGAAACCTCAGGACGAATCATTGTTGCCAATACTTCTTCGCTCCTCTCTTATATCTCTGGGAGCCTTTTACGAGTTTGATAGTGGCTTTTTCAAGTCTTTCCTTACTCACCTTTCCATGAACGTGCACAATAGCGTTTTTAAATCTGTATGTTTTCATATACAAACACCTCTAAGATAAGAAAATATCAATTGCCTCTACATTGGTAAGATTCAGGAGTTCTTTCAGTTTGAGTGCATCACCTATAGTTATCTCTTCATTACGAGAAATCTTTTTGTATAGTTCAGCAGCTGTATCAACATGTAAACTCTTCTCAAAAATCTTAAAAATTATTTTATTTGCATCCAATACATACACCTCTTTCTGGTTGCGTTTCATGCAACATCTAAAAGATAACACCATTCCAATTTTTCTGTCAATACATTTTTTTCGCATAAAATGCAAATATTTTAATCTAGGTTTGCTTTTTGTTTGCACGTATGCAAATATTAATATATGATAAGTTTTGTCAGAAAGGAGACAAGATAATGTCTATAGGAAAACGAATAAAGAATTTACGAACGAAAAGAGGTATGTCGATCGATGATCTTGCATCTAAACTAGGTAAGAATAGAACAACGATATATAGATATGAAAATGGAGATATTGAGAATTTGCCATTGAGCATTCTTAATCCACTCGCTGAAACTTTAGACACAACCCCTGCTCATTTAATGGGGTGGAATACTAAAGAAATGCTATCTACAAAAATATCAGATGGTGAAGAAGAGGCCATATATTCGTCAGTAAACGAAACCTATGTAAGGCATGTAGAAGCATGGCATAAAGCGTTCAGCATGGACCCGTTTACTGATGAGGAGCACGAGAAGCTTATGGAGTATGGTAGATTCTTAATTTCACAGAGACAAAAATAAAAGGGAGTTGAAAATAACGCGAAGGAGGTGATGCCAACTTTATTCCTTGGCAAGTACATTATAGATATAGGAAGTGACTCCATGACAACATTTGATATGAATAACGTAACATCTAAAGCTTTGGATATGGATGTTTATGCAATTTACTTAAGAAAATCCAGAGCAGATTTAGAAGCCGAAAAACTCGGTGAAGGAGAGACACTAGCTCGGCATAGGAAAATGCTAGAAGAACTTGCAGCTAGAAAAGGTTTTTACATTGGTGAAATATACACCGAATTAGAGTCTGGTGAGTCTATTGCCGGTAGACCCAAGATACAGAAGTTACTCGAAGATTGCTATAAAGGAAAATATAAAGGCATCCTCATAGTTGAAGTAACTCGTTTATCTCGTGGTAATCAAGGTGATGCTCAAACAATTATGGACTGTCTTAAATACTCAAATATGAATAACGGCGTGCTAGTTGTAACTCCAACTAAGACATATGACGTAGCTCACTCTCAAGAAGACGAAGAATACATGGAATTTGAACTATTTATGTCTCGTAGAGAATATAAGATGATCCACAAACGTATGGACCGTGGCCGTAGACAAGCGGTTGTCGAAGGAAATTACATGGGCGCTTATCGTCCGTACGGATACAATATTGTAAAGACCAAGACAAAGCGTACACTAGTCCCTAACGAAATTGAGGCTCCTTACATTAAGAAAATATTTGAATGGTCAGTTAAAGACGGTCTATCAACTCATGACATAGCAAAACGATTAACCGCTATGGGTGCTCCGACATATCGAGGAGATACTGAGTGGACTAAAGATTCGGTTAAAACTTATTTGACAAATCCGGTTTACATGGGAAAAGTCAGATGGAATAATCGTATGAGAATTAAGACTATGGTTAATGGCGAACTTAAAATAACTCGCCCACGTTATCACTCAGATCAGTATATGCTATATGATGGCAAACACATGAAAGACGCTTTGGTCGATGAGGAGACATTCAGAGAAGCTCAAAAGAAATTTTACAAAGATCGTACTCGTTCTGGATTGCGACTTAAAAATCCTCTTGCTGGCTTAGTCTATTGCAAGAAATGTGGCAAGTCTATGCATTTGCAGCCTTATGACAAGACTCGTAGTGACCGAATCGTTCATAAGAGTAATGCCTCAGGATGCAGAGTCAAGTCGGCAATAGCTAGTGATGTTGTTGCAGCCGTTACTCATGCGTTGCGTACGTACGTAGACGATTTTGAAGTTAAGATAGAGAACTCTCCTGATATAGACGAGAATGACATACAGAAGCAAATAGATGCTCTTGTTAAAGAGATGCATAAAATAGAAAAGAAGAAGTCGAAATTATTTGATTCGTGGGAGAATGATGACATTACGAATAATGAGTTTGTAGAGCGTAAGGCAATCCCCAATCAACGATTGGAAACGTTGGAAAAGCAAATAGAAGACTTGGAATATACTATTCCAGAAAAAGAAGAGTATGAGGAAAAGCTAATACTTGTATCGGAAGCATTGATGACAATACAAGACGATCGACTCGATGCGGCTACTAAAAATGAATCCTTAAAACAGATAATCAGCAGAATTGAATTCAGTCGCGAAAATGATGTAGAATTCATATTAGACATAGACCTACACCAATAAAGTGGGGGTTAACTTTTACCCTTCGTGTATATCGTTATGGTGTTATTTTTATAGCGCCCCGATGATATACACGTTGACAAAACAACGCTTGGAGGAACTATAAATGAGAATAGTATGGAAAGATACAGCAGTAGAAAGAGCAGACTTCAAATACCGCGGATATTGGATTGAGGGTTATAAGAATGGTTGGACCATAACGATCCCAGGAGATAATAACATCTACAAGACAAATAGGTGTGCAAGGAATGCTATTGATGAGGCACTAGGATATGAGGGAAGAAAACATCATAAACTCCCTAAGAGATTAAAATATGGTTATGAGATAATTGGAACTAAAGATGATAAGAAATTGGGATAAAAAATAAAAGGCCCTGTCATATTGACGGAGCCTTTATTCTTTACTTACGATAGGTCTCAATCTTAGTTTCGATTTTACCTACACGATGATTAAGATCGTCAATCTGCTCCCCGTGTTTTTTGATTCTTTGATTCTGAGTAACATTATCGGTTTTGAGTGTGTCAATCGTGTCATTCAACTTCTGAATAACAATTCGTAAATCGTTTATTGGTTGCACGAACTTCATTATTACAGCAATAAATCCGCCAAGAGTAATGACAGCCAGAACCAAATATCCGACAAATTCTGTCTCATTCATTCTGACCACCTACTACTTATCTACTTCAGGTAGTCCGGTGGCGATAGACGTCAGTACGGATACCACACCAGATAAGAGTGAGGCAGATGTAATTGCAACCCAGTTTACGTCTTCAACGAATGTCGCAGTTCCAATCAACGCTACAGCTGTCTGGCAGACTGTACGGATTGCACGTATCGCAATTGCTTTCCAAAATTTCTTATTCATTCTTCAGTCCTCCCATCATACTTTCTAATTTTAATAATCTTGCTTTAAGATCATCAATCTCAGTCTGTTGTTCTTCTATCTTTTTGTATGCCTGCTGAATCATATGAGTATTCAAGGCAATGAACTCTTCATATCTCAGAGAATATAACTTGTCATAATGTATCTTATTAGCCTCTCGCTCTTCATCGGTCAGAGATGAATCCTCCTCGAAGTCAAGTGTTACATCTTTCTCGATACATATACCAGCAAACTGCTCGGTGGTCAGACCACTTGTAGTAAGTGCATCCTCAACCTCCTGAGCTATGTAGCCTAGATGATCTCTGTGACCGATATTCTCCTTGGCATTGTACTTGTAAGTTACAGGTCTCAGCTTCATGAAGAATTCGACATACTTATCACTCAGATCATAAATATCTTTTTTGAGATTCTTATCTGAGGTGATTGCCGTACTTCCACTAGAGCCGAGATATGTACCGCCTCCATGGTTGTACAGACGAACAGTATAACCTCTTATGTTGGTTACACTTTTCATTCCGTCGCTAGTCGACACCGGTCCGATATAGCTGCTAAGTCCATCAGAGCTACTGTTTATCAAGTCATGTATCAGACCATCTTTCCATCGACAGTTCAAAGAAGTAGAAGTCGAGTATGCTGCATTCAATCTGAATGTGCCTGCGGTTTGCAAGGTTACATTTGTCGATATGCATCCTCCAGATACTTCGTTATATATCTTTAGATCATCACCAGCATCATGACCAATATAGCCTTTTCGGTTTGTGTTATTTCTAGCGTCAGTATATGAGCTATAAAAACCTATCCATTCGTTTTGAAAACGAACCTTACCGACTTGAGCAGTATTGTTACTAAGACAAGGCATTCCACCATCGCATTGTATAAACAGATTTCCGGCAGTTGTGCCATTGCTCTTTGCCATAATTTCGTTTCCGTCCATGGCAAGATGCGTTCCGGATGGATTACCGATAATGATAGTACCGGTATTAGCGGTAGTTGGTGAAACATCCGATCCAGCTCTAAATATAGCTTGATAGTTTACATCAAATACATTCGCAAGCTCTGCTGGTTTACCCATGGATACACCAGATCCTCCCGATTTAAAGTCGATAGGAAATTTTGTGCCACCCAAAGTTATGGTCTTACTTGTGTCTCCACTTTTACTATCCGATACCACTACGGTAATTGTGTATGAGCTGTCCACACTAAGTGCGCCGGCACCAATTACCTGAGATACACTTCCACTTGATCCACTTCCTGCTGGAGAGACACTTGTGCTTCCCCACACTATTTTGATTGACGAAACAGTTGCCGTGTTGCCCGTTACGGTACAAGTAGACCAATTGAATGTGACTTTTGCATAGGTGCCCGTCTCTACGGCGGTACCTTCTGAATCGCAACGAATCGCTTTAAGACTTGAAATAACCGGTTTTGTATATGTCAATTCCCAAACCGCATACAATGTGACTTTAGCGTTTGCCGTGTACCTTCCACCAGCAGAATAAGCCACGCCTCCGGTTGAAGACGTAGCCCATCCTTTGAATGTGTAATTTGCACGAGTTGGTTTGGTTGAAGACAGAGTTAAAGCCGTTCCATACTTCTTAGTCTGAGCAGATGGTGCACCTGAACCTCCGTTAGCGTTGTAAGAAATGGTATACGTAATCTGATTCCATACGGCATACAGAGTTGTCGCTGCATTAGCAGTATATGTAGCTCCTGAGTTATACGAAGTACCGGTTCCGGAAGCATTAGTATTCCATTTTGAAAATGTGTAGCCCGTTCTTGATGGTTTTGTGGTCGAGAGTTTTATGTCAGTACCATGCCATTTTGTTTGAGCAGATGGTGCACCTGAACCTCCGTTAGCGTCGTAAGAAATCTTATATGATGTCTTTGCGCCAACCGAGATTGATCCGGAAGCAGTTTTTGTGCCGCCATACGTGCTACCCCAGTAATACGACATATCAAAAGATAACGACAAAGGAATTGACTTGGTTGCCGTGCCTTTATTTATCGTTACCGTACCGCTTGTTATTGTTTGGGTGGTTTTACCGTTAATAGCAAAAGTACCACTCTTGACTGTCGAACCGTTTATCTTTACAGTGTAGCTTTTACTATTACTTGCCGATACTGTGTACCCATGAGTAACCCACTTAAGAGTCCAGGATAATGTAGCCGTCGTCGCAGTATTACTCGATACTGTTACATCAAGCTGCGCCTGAGGACAAGTTCCGCTACCAAATTGTGCGGTTTTTAATGTTGCCATAACGGATTATCACCCCTTCCAAATTAATCCCATATTTCCGTTATCTCGTTCTTTGAATGCAAATTTTCCGAATGCAAGCTCGTTTTCTACCTCAGCCTTATCTATTTTGAGAGACTGATTGTTTATGTAGGCAGGTATTGAAGTACCGTCCATAAAGTCGATTGATGTATTCGTGATACGAACTTTGAATGCTCCGTGATTGCCGAGCTCAATACAAGGCTCGTCTCCTTCGGTAGTAATACGAACATAACTCGTCAATGTCTCTAAAGCGTTTACCGCATTTTGCAACGCATCGATACTACCGCCTTGATCATCGAGGTTACCTTCGAGAGTCTTTAAGTCATCGGTTGCCTGCTGTACTTGCCCCATTATTTCTGCCATTGAAAAGACCCAACCATCAGTCGTTTGCTTCATTAATGAACCGCCATTCTCATCGACAATCAGGTTTGAAATGACCTGATTAACAGCATCTATATCCGTTTCTGTAGCTGTGATACGAGTATCAACCTGATCGGCAAGTGCATCCATAGCCGTATTTGCCGCTGTAATAGCATCTGACGTGGCCTTCACATCAGATAAACTTGCATTGTTGGTGAATGTGATTGTTGACAACCAGCATGATGCCCCAGAAGAAACTTCTCGATTTAATAGCCAACCCACCTTTACGAAAGCGGTGCCTTCTTTGAATTTGCCGCTTTCGTTGTTTTTACCAATTCCTTGAATAGTTCCGGTTTTATGAATCCAAGTATTTTCAGGAGATGCAATAAAATCTGAATTCAAATAAGAAAAAGTAGATCCCTCACTTCTCTGTGATACTGGAGTTCCTGCAGGAAATGTAACATATGCCCAAGGCTTATTTAGAGTTATCGAGTTATCTGCAGGATTGAATGCACTAGCATCATCCCATAGACTATAATAAGAATATTGTGAATATGTTTCAACGGGATATACATAGCCTTTTGAATTCTTATAATTCCAAAATATAAAACCACGATGCCAATAGTTTGTAAGATTCTTGTTAAATCCGGCAATGCTAGTCAAGTATACCTTCGTATCACCAGGTTTGAGATCTTTTGCTAAGGTTGTAGTCGAACCGCTAACCCACATTACGTTATACGCAGCAATGACCTTTTTGTCGATATCATAGCATCCTATATAGTCATAGTATCTAGCTGAGGCATTGCTTGACTTGATCCAGTATGAGAGCGTATATGCTGATGATGTGTCCACCGGAATATACTCATCGTTGGTCCTGTTTGTACCACTAGAACTTGTGGAGGATGCTTTAAAGCATCCTCCAGCATAATACGTGTCATCGCCCACATACGTGAATTGCGAGAAGTTTGTATTATCTCTAAGCAAGCAGGTACCGTTTGTAACAAGATTCTCGCCACGGCTTGCTACATAGTCTTTTACATCATCTAAATCTGGTTTTGAATCTGCCGTATTTTGAGCATTATTCGCCTTATTCCATGCCTCTTTAGCTGCCTCATAGCTACTGGACTTAGAGACTGCTGAATAACTGAATGTGCCATTTGTCATGACAGTTAAATCAACAAAATATAATGTGTTAGTAGAGCCTGATGTATATGATGGCTCTGTTGTTTTCCAGTTACCCCCAGGCGGGTTAGCCGTCGGTTTGGACGGCACACTCGCTGTTGAGGACTGAAGTAAGTAATACCGAGTTACAGATTCAATATCTATAATTCGAGAGAGTGTTATCTCTGCTTTGGCTTTTACTGCCATTGCTTAACACCTCCTATTCAAGCTGGCAAGTATATACCTGGGAATTGAGTACGTCCGTAGCTGCAACTGTGAGGGTCTTAGCAGTAGCTACTGCCGTTGTGCTAGTACCCTTATACCATTTAATAGTACCGAGACTACCTGCTACAACACCAGCATCGGTAATAGACTGCTCGACAGCACCTTCGAATACATGAGCCGTAAGCACTGTAGAACCAGAGTTATTCTTAAAGATTGTGCCATTCGAAGATGTTATTGTTACTGTAATAGCATCCTTGCCGTTTGTACCATTAGTACCGTTGGTTCCTTTGTATGACACGCTGTATGAAGTAGTTGACTTACCATCGGAATAAGTTACAACCGTCTTAGTCCACAAGAATTGCCCATTTGGCACACTTGGAACAGAAGTGCCCCATGTACCAGTCGGAGTAGTTGTGCCGCTTGAGCTTACCTGATATGTTACAGACGTTGAAGATACAGTAACAGATGTACCATTTTGACCATTTTGACCGTTTGTTCCCTGATAAGAAACACTATATGCTTCTGTCGACTTACCATCAGAATACTTAACGACTGTCTTAGTCCAGAGATACTGGCCTTTAGCGACAGTAGGAATTGTTGCTGACCATTCTCCAGTTGGTTTTGTTGTTCCGCTGGTACCAACCTGGTATGTTATTGAGGTCGATGATACTGTTACGGAAGTACCGTTTTGGCCATTAGTACCTGCCTTAGCCACAGCGAAAGAGAACTTCTTATTCATCGTAATACCGTCAACTACTACAGGAATAGTAGCCTCACAAGCCGCTGAGATTGTAGCCGTGGTAGTAAATGTGATCTTAACTTTAGATGTTCCACTGTTTGCAACGGCTGCACTGATACCCGTTGGACAAACAATATCTGCCGCTGTTACATTAACCGATGTACACTGATTTGTTCCGCAGAATGCCACTGCCTCCGTTGTACAAGTTTGGCCGGAAGCTACTCCGCCAGTTCCACCTACGAATGTGTATGCCTCACTTGTCAGCATGACTGAATACGCGTCGGTTACGTCGATAATTGTCAACTGATCTGCTGCCTTAATTGCCATTTTGAATTCCTTCTTTCTTTAAAATTAAAAAGACCCAACCTCATTGCTAGAGGAAGGGTCTGTTTATTAACGTTTTACTTAAACCATCAATTCGCACATGAACGTAACTTTTGTATCTACGTCATCTGGCGATAAAGTAAATGTGAATCCATTATCTCCAAATCTTGAATCTGAAGATGATAGGATTCCGAATGATTCGTCGTCCAGCCTCTGCCATTTCCACTGCAAATATGCCTTGTCGCCGAATACTTGTTTCATAGTAGCGCTGTCTGTTATTCTCTGTTTTCCGTGATATAGCACAACGGATAAGACAGTAGCCACCCTATCACTTTTGAATACTGTACCCCTTGAAGACTCTATCCTAAGAAGTGTTGTAATTTCGTCTCGTACGTTGTCTATGTCAGCTTTGACGTCATTAATAGCTTCTTCGACATTCTTGCCACTGGCACCCATTTTGATGCTTCGTGCAGAGATAGCAAGCTTGTAACTTCCATCCGTATCTTTGTAGTATTTCAGATAGTTACTGCCATCTCCAAAAGCTATCTGACCGGTGTTATCCATATAGATTCCACGAGTCGTATTATTAACAGAGTTCTTAACTCCCGAATATATTGATGATTCAGTGATGTTAAATCCACCAATAGTAGCGTCAAATGCCACCAAATCGTCAACGGCGATCTTTGTTGCAGTGATTGACTTAGCTTGAATAACCGTACCGTTCAAACTGTTGTACTCAGTCTGCTCAGACTCAGTAGTAACACCATCGGTATTAAGTTTGTAATATAGACCATCCGATCCCTTCACAACAAGCTTATCCGCAACGATAGTATTACCCTCAATCAGGTCACCCTTGATAGTAACGCCTACCAATTCACCAGTAATCTTACCCTCACTCACGATCAGGTCTTTAATGATGCCAGAATCGGTGAAGAGCTTCTCTACCGCTGCCTGATTGATGTTAGCAAAATCAACATTCGCATACTTTAGTTCAGCATCTGTTACAGACAACTTATTAGCTTTCAAATCCTCAATGTTTGCTTCTGCTGCTGTCAAATTGCCTTTTATAGTCGCATTATCTGCTGTCAGGTCATCAATGTTCGCCTTATGGGCGTTTAACGTGCTGTTGATAGTTGCATTATCGGCCGTCAAATCATCAATACTAGCTTTATGAGCCGTAAGAGTCCCCTCAATAGTAGCGTTCTTAGCCTGAAGATCCTCGATGTCTGCTTTATGAGCCGTAAGTGTATCGTTAACCTTAACGCTATCAGCAGTTAACTCTTTAATGTTTGCCGTATTGGCGTCGAGCTCTCCTCGAATAATCGCATTCTCAGAAACCAGATTATCAATCCTAGCTCGTTCCGCATTAAGCTCTTTAGTATCAACTTTATCAGCAATAACAACCTCGAACTCTGATATCTTGCTACCGATCTCCTGAACGTCATCAGTCCTTGCTGCTGGCGATGATATGTTACCAGTAACAGTAGCTGTATGGTTCTTGATCATGACAGTGACTCTCTCATCGGCTTTTGTATCTGTCGTAGAACTTATCGGAGTAAGTAAATCAGAGCCATCAAGCTGCACATACTTTTTACCGTTATACTCCTTCACGGTACCGTAAACAGTAGATTCGTTGTTATCGCTGCTACTGTCATCTTTTGTTGCTTTGACAAACTGAGATATCAATTCACTAGATAGAGCCATGCCAATATCACCTCCATAATCTCTTAGTAAAGACTGCCTTCTCTGTCACCTGGCATCCAGATGTACATTTAATTGATTGACTTATTACTTTGGCTTTCATGTCAGTTATGCCTGCTCTTGTGTAATTTAGTCTCACGCAATCACCAAGCCTTACTGGGCAATAGCCGTGTGTATAAGTCACCGTGTATTCAAGGCATGACAAATTACGAAGCAACTGCTCCGCATACTCATCTATCTGCCTTTGAGAAGAGTTTCCGGCTAACTCTGGGTCGGTAACTCTATGTATTATTTCACGCCCTCTATTAACCGTTGAGATAGGACTATTCTCATCATCATTTACGACTCTTGAGTATAGTGTTCCTAAATTATTAGAATAGACCACTTCTACGACATTTGGGATGCCATAGAGATCGTGGTCCATACTAAAATCAGGTAATAATATAGAGCTGTTATCGTCATTGTAAGTCCATACCGGCTGTAAAGAGGCCGTATCCTGCTTCGGTGTGAAGAGAATACGACCAAGTTCATCCAGCCCATATGAATATTTTGCGTTGGCTATCAAGTCAATTAAGAATGACAGCCAGGTATCGTTTGTGTCCGCCACGAAATCGTAACTCAGTTTAGTGTTGCACTTAGTCTCAATGACAGGAGCTCTAACATGCTCTCGTGTAAGCCTGTATGCGATATCCATGATGTTTTCATCTTTCATCAAGGAGTAACCAAGTGGAGGCGGATTCTCTTTTAATTCGAGTAATGGAGTATAAGCATCCATAGAAACATTACGTATCTTACCATTAAAGCTCGATGATGGAGTCTGAACCAAGAAAGTACCCAAAGGAAACTTCTCAGTAACTCCATTTTGAATTGTAATGAGGTATGCTCGTATATAACATTCTCCAAGGGAATCGGTCACGTCTATACTTGCAGAACCAAGCGTCTCTGCATCAGAATCTCTAGTGACTGAGAAAGACTTGACATTTGTGATCTTTTCTGTGTCTCTCCATGTTATTGGATCCACCACATAATACTCGAATGTCTGCTGCATTGACGCAGACCAATCTGGCATCTTATATACCTCCTTCTACTCTCGTTATGTCCAGCGTTACTGGGATTGTTAAATTGCAATGTGTTTGCTTAAACGAAACAGAGATGTGGGCCCAATAGCCACTGCCACTAGGCTCTCTTACATAAACATCTCCCATCCATATAGCCAACCTACGAAGTGCATACAGCGTATCGCTGTCGTCCTTCTCAATCTCAACATTCCAAGTAGCTGACTCACCTAATTGTGTTCCGTAATAACTTACGGGGTGTCTACGTCCGATGTACTTAACAAGTTCAACATCTGAACTATGCTTATCGGACACGTCGATGTTATAAGGCAGTCTCAGCATTGATCCCGCCCAAGTTGGTTCGAATAACTTATCCTCATTTGTTGTATCGAATGATGACCAGTCTTCTTCCCACTGAATAATTACAGCTTTTTCGTCAACAGGAACACCTGGAACGTCGTAATAGCTTACTGCTCCGGTAGAATTTGTCACCGCAACTATTCTGTATCTCGCAAAGTCTAAGGACGGATGCGGATCTGTTACATATGTGTTGCTAGTATTATTAAGTCCTGATGCTATTTCTGTAAATGTGCCGTCGTACTCTCTTCGATAAACAGACAGAGTTAATCCTTCAATCAGCTCGTCATTCTCGTCGAGGCAATATGGCCTTATACTTGCCGTCAAATCATTACCGTCAATAATTATCTCAGCATTTGGCGCATACTGATCGTCTTCCCACGCTACCTTAAACTCAGCTGTGTCTTCGGCAGACAGACCAGAATTCATAGTAACTGTGCAGGTAACTATGTAAGTGACATTGTTCTCCAAATCAATGTTACCTGCAGAGAGTTCGACCAATAGCTGTTCATTCGTATCAAAGTTCTTAGAGTAAACCTCTTCTCCCTTATTTACGAGTTTTGGATTACCGTCACGATCCACCGTTTCATAAGCTTCTCCAGATGTTATAGCCACGTGATACCCTATAGGTGTCTGTGAGCTTGGTCCAGCTTCACCGCGAATATAAAGCGGGAATGTCGTGAGGTTTTCAATAAGTGTACCTGCCGAATCAGTCAGGTTAATCGACATTGTGGGAGGAACATAAATATCAATGGTTCGTTGAACGGACCAATCACCGTATTCCTTGGTGATACCGGCAGTTCTTACCCTCCATTTAATTGTTGTTCCTTCATTGAATGTCGAAGTATCAATTGAATATACACTCGTCGTTTCTTCTTCATCTTCTGGTGTCTCTTTTTTTATCGTATAAGTCTCTTTGACACCGTTGATATACAACTCCAGATCAGCATAAGTCTGCTTTGACGAGTCTTCGGCGTTATGAACCCAATATAAGTTCAACGGATCGCCTGTGATTGCTGTTGTAGTAGATGACCAAGTGGTTGGGGCAGACGGAGGTTTACCGATAGTAACCGATTTAACTGTCGTCCACCCTGATTTACCACTGTCATTTACTGCTCTTACTCTGAAGAAATATTCCTGTCCAGTTTCAAGACCAGTTTTCTCGTAATGAGTAAATTCGACATTACTTATGGTTGTAGTCTGATCCGAACCATCGAAATAGCTTTTCTTTGTTGCATATTCAATGTCATAGCTTGTAGCGTTTGCTACTTTTGACCAAGCCAAATAGACCGAGGTCTTTGAATTGGCCCGGCATGTTGTTATACCAGATGGTTTGGACGGTGCTGTCTCAGAATTGCTTGAATAATCAGACCAATCACTGTACTTTCCGTCCTTAACTGATCTGGCACGAACTTTGTATTTTGAACCAGCAGTAACAGTACACGAGTATGAAGCGTGCGCTGTTACTATTTTTGCTTTGCCGGTCTTAAATACTTTCTTGTCATCCTCGACGATCTGGAACTGAATCTCGGTAGCATTTGCATCAAGGTTGTCAAGAGTTGCTGTTAACTTGTAATTTTTGATTTCCACACTCGGTGCTGATGGAGCTACAGGAGGGGTATTGCTCATGTTAAAGATCTTCTCGGTAGACCAGTCACCGGTCCAATAAGAGACCTCTTTCTTGTTAACAGTGTGCTTAGTTGAAATGGCCTTAACCTTTAACTTAACTCGCTTGGCATTTGATGGGGCACTGTACGTACTCTGTTTATAGTCGCTTGTGCCGTCGTTACCTACGAACCATACCTTGTTACCGGTATCGTAATACCACATAACTTTATAGTTGTCGGTATGACTCTTATCCCAAGACCAAGTTGCGAATATCGTTGAATCGGTTCCCGCCTGCACTCCAAAATACTGAATTGTCGGCTTATTAGACGTATTTTTCTTCTTTGTTGTGGTTGTTCCAGAAGAACTTCCGCTGATATCCAGATTAAGAACCTGTCCTGGATAGATTACTGGGTTGCTTTGCGATATTTTGTTTACATCAGCGAGCGCCTTCCATTTCAGACCGCTTCCGAGTTTCTCTTCGGCTATAGACCAAAGGCAATCGCCCTTTTTGACAGTATAGGTAGCCATTTTACACCCTCCTTTCTACTCGTGCTGCTCTTACCAGAGACTGAACAGCATCTGTAATGTTACTTCCATCATCATATGTGATGCCATCGATGACGTACGAATTTCCTCCAACATTCTCAAGATTCTTGTTAAGTTTGTTAATAGCAGAAACGACATCATCATTTGCTCCATTTTGAAGTGAAGCGTTCATCATAGAATCTATGGCTCCGACGTTTGACAAGAGACCGATTGACGGATTTATGCCAAACATACCATTGATTGTGTCAGCACTTGACTGAACATTGCTAAGGTCAACAACAGGACGAATTGTCGGCTGACTATCAATGCTAGTATCCATCATATCCGAGATTCTGGAAACCGCTTTAGATATTGTGTTTGTCGCCGTTTCACCCATACCATAACCGGCATTGTAGACGGATTTATTCATCTTCTCAATACCGATTACCAGACCTTCACCAAGCCATTTACCGTATTGAATTGTAAGTTTTGATGGCGAGTTAGACTTCTGACCATCCTTCTCACCCTGTGCTGCCTTTTGGCCAAGAGCATAACCTGCGTTATAAGCTGCCTGCTCTTTTGACTGTATACCGAGCACAAGACCCGCACCCAAGTATGTTCCTTGGTTGTAGAAAACCGTATATTGACTCGAGATTGCCGAACATGCACTAGATACCGCAGTTCTCACGGCAGTAGTAACAGAACCAGTCTTCTGACTAATTCCCTTAGCAAGATTGCTCATTAGTTTGGTGCCAGCGGTTGCAAAAGCAGATTGCTTGGATTCGATGCCCTTTACAGCGTTCTGAACCGCCTTAGATGAGGCAGTCTTAACTTTACCACTGTTAAGTGTAAATCCTCTTACTAAGTTATCAATCATGCCTTTAGCTGCATTAACGGCTTTAGTATTAGCACCCTTAAACGCGTTGATGAAATTATCAACACTTGATTTGCTTATCTTCTTAAGCGAGCTGTTGAATGTCTCTATTACAGAGAAATCCGTATTTTTCATATCAGCCAATGCGTGTAGTATCTGTCTCAATGCCGTTACAGAAGCAGTAGCCTGATTTGTGTCTATTCCAGCAACTGACATAGAAAATGCCTTGAGCTTCTTGCCGAGATCAGTAAGGTTATCTGGGAGTACATTTACGTTGGAATAATCTATACCATTAAGGTATTTGATCATGTTGACAACTTTCTTAATAGAATTAACGGACCCTTCAATAGTGTACTGGTTTACTTCTTTTACTTCGGATGAATAGGTGTTAAGGCTAGTTCCGAGAGTTGTAAGTGCATCAGGGAAGTCCTCGATCTCATCGTAATCATGATCGTCAAGCCATTCTGCCATTTTGACCAGAGACTTAGCGACTTTAACTGACTCGGATACTTTATCTGCGTTTATACCTGTTCCTGTGGTTATGGAGGTTGAATATGAGTGCAAACTAGTTCCGAATGATGCAAGTTCGTCGCCAAAATTACCGATTCCATTATCGCCGACAATTTTACTTATCCATCCGCCTTCGTTTGGTATTTCATTAGCAATAT